ATACGATCCGGTCCCGTCTCCGGGTTTAATTATAATTGGACCAACGACTGATGTAAAAAGGCTGGGACTTACAGGAACAATATTATCAATGCGTGCATTATCGTCAACTATTAAATTTGTTGTGCGTGCATCATTATTAATATCAAGATCAAAAGATTGTGTATCGGTGTTTACACCAATGGTTCCGTCATTAACATTTATATAAAGAATAGAAGTTGAATCAAAAGTAGTATTAGAAAACTTTAGATCAATATTATCTCTTTTTAGATTTTGTTCTAGTAACGGACCGCCTATTCGCCCCAACTGCGCCATCTGTTACCTCCTAGTTGGCAAATCCAAAGAATACCGTAACATACTTACTGAATGGAACTGGAGAAGTAAATGTTAGATACCATCCGGTTGGTCTAGCAAGTCCTGTGGCATCTGGTGTGCCTGCGCCTGCTGCCGTAAATACAGTTCCAGGATTGTTATCTGCCGCACCGTGTTCTGATACAAAGTCTGTTGAACCCGTTGCAGTAATAATGTATTCTGTGGAAGTAACAAAACTTCCTGATGCAACTTCCTGTCCTGTTCCTGTTGAACTAGGGTTTTGATTTATTGTAAAGTTAGTTGTGGGAATTTGCATTACGTTTTCAACAAGCACAATAATATTATTTGCGCTTGCCGGAACATTTGCAAGTTTACCAAAAATAGTGTCGACGGCATCACCTGGACCAAATGTTTCTATGCTAATTGCACTGGCACCTGGAGCTCTAACAGTTTCCCAGTTTCCGCCCACGTATGCTTCAATTTCATTTAGATCAGTATTGTATCTAATGGTTCCGTTGGCATCAGTTGGCTGTCTTACACCTGTAAGTTGTGGACGCTGTGCTGTGGTTCCTTTTGGTAGCAAAACTCCACCGTTAAAGTCCATAACTGCTCTTCCGTACGGGTTTACCTGGAACGTGTTATCACTCGGACTGTATCGCGATGTGTTTTGTGACTTCAAAAATTTCATCTATCTTCCTATACAGGTAGCGAACTAATTGTTGCAGTAATTAAACTTGCAGCACTAGTTCCTATCCAAATTTCGTCAGCATCATTACCACTGCCATCTAAAATAATTTTTTCATCGCTAAAGAATACTGTTTCTCCTGCTGGAACTGTCAAGTTACTAACAATTAAATTATCCGTGTCGGCTGTGTCACCATTCTTTACCAAATAAATGTTTACAGATACTGTATTAACTGATTCGTCAGTTATAGTTGGTGCTCCTGTATTACACAGTATCATTGTAGTAATTGCACTAGTTTGTCCGGGATTTGTCGATGCATTAGGATTGCTTGAGCCATCCTGGGTAGCAGTAAACACTCTTTCCGGGTTAGTTACACTGGTTGCTGTTATTTGTTTGCTTGTTATCATCTGTTTCCCTTAAAAGATCATGCTCAATAGCAATGCTTTATTTTTACTTATCATTTCTCCCGTACCATTGGAGTGACTAAAGAATACTCCAGTCTTTCCTATTTCCGGTGTTTTTGCATAAACTGTAATTCCATCGGATACATCTGCAGGATCCGATGCAATTTTATCCATCTGTAATGCATAATTTGTTTGTAATCTACCGGTACCCTGTGTTTCAATCTTAATGTTTGCATTGGTAATTGCATTCTTAGAGGTAATTCTTGCGGCACCTGTTATAGGATCTTCTGTTCCTATTTCTAACACGCCCACTTCTAACCTATTATTAAAAAATTGTGCTATAAGTGTATCATCAACTAATACAGAGATAGCACTGCTGTTTGTATCATCAGTTCCTAATGCACTAGTATTAGCCTGCAAATATGCAAGAGAACCGGATAACGGATCTGATTGCCCGCTGTCTGTAACAATTACTCTTGTGTTCTGTTCAACTATCTGGAATGTTGGATTATCTCTAATAGAGTCGTCCACATACTTTTTGTTTGGAATGTCGTCATCATCCGTTACCTGATCTTCATAATTTACTGTCCCGGTGACTGTTACAACCGCATCTGGATTGAACGGAGTACCTGTGCTTGGATTATCAAATCCTAAAAGATGTAGATCCTGTCCTGTTGAACTTGTTATTTTGTTTACTCGTAATGCAGTGCTGGCATAATTAAAACTTCCAGAAGTTGCAGTACCTATGGCAATATTAAAGGTATCATCATTTTCATCAAAGAAAACTGATCCTGCTGTTTCAGTTCCTCTATCAATTTGTATACCTGCATATCTTAGGGTTACTCCTGCACCTGTTTCTCCGAAGTTTAACTGAATAACATTGTCTCTAATGTTCAAGTTCTCCGCTTCAACGGTAAGTGTTTCACCCTCAACAATTAAGTCAGATGTAATAATTACCTGTCCACCGGCAGTTGGCGGACCAACATCGAGTTTGATGATGCCGCCTGCTGACGATTTAATTGTGTAATCACCGTTGGTTTGGAGAACTTGTGACATATGTTATACCTTAGTTAACTGTTGCGTCAGTCGCTTCTGCTAATACAAGTACGTTAGCCAAAGTACTATCATTACCTGAAGTGTAATTAATGTACCACTTGTAACGGTTTCCGCTAAAATCAACAGCATAGAATTTTGTAAATCTTGAAATGTTGATCGGTGAACCGTCTCCAGCGTCGCCGCTTAAGAATCCTTGCACTACCATTTCGCCTGCGGCTAATGAACCGGCTGCTTTGTTAACCAGTTTACATTTTCCTACATGTGCTTGAGTAGCAGAAGTTCTTACTAGATAGCTCTTGCTTCCTGTTTGTTTAACGATAAACGGATATTCGCTTGCCGCTGGGTCAAACTGAACTTCAGTGTATGTAGTTCCTGCATTAGAAACTCTTGCTGCATGAACAGGAAAGTTATATCCAAGTTTCTTTTCAGAATACAATGCAGTATTTGTTAGTGCATTACCTGCTTGGTCCTTGCCGTCCACGGTTGGATTTTGTGCGCTCTGTGCTGTGGCAGCCTTTACGCTACCGAAGTGTCTTTTGTTAATTGGGCGTCCCATTTGTTTTCTCCTTAAATTGACGTTCTAGGTCTACGCGGTTGGTTTCCGCATAAGTCCGCCTCGCGGCTCGCTTATTTTGACATATGTATTTATCCTTTGCTTAGAATTGACATTAACTCTACTTTACTAATAGTGTTCATTAGTGCGTTAATTTTATCTATTTCCGCTTGGGCCTTTTCGATGCAGTGATTGCTTTTTGTCTGCTTGTATCGTATGAGATGTTCCATGTAATTTTTCATGTGAACTTCTATTGATGATTGTATTCGCCTAACATCATGGCTGAACATAGGAAAACGCTTACGCCATTTGTCCAATTGATCTCTTAGTTTATTAAAATCTTCGTGGCTTGTTATATCTTCCATACTAATATTTAACACTATTTTTGAAAGATTGTCAAGCCATAAAAAAAGGGCGACATAAATGCCGCCCTTCTAATACACAATAAAGTGTTATTGCTTATGCAAAACGTAGGTTCGCTGATGTTACAGCAACTTTACCTAAGTAGTCTGCCGCATTACCAAGAGATGATGCAGTGTTTGTTAACTCTACATAACCATATCTTGTCATGAACGAAACTACTGGTTCAAAAGTTGCAGGATCAAGAACAACACCGCTTGACATCAATGGGATGTATGGGCAGTAGAACGCTGCTGCGTCTGATTCTGAAGAACCTTTGTAACCAACGATAACATCGTCGCTTGTAGCATAACCGTTAACATAAACTTTCATTGCACTGTTTAAAGTTCCTACAAACTTAGTGTTTGTTGGTGCTTCAAAAGTACCTTCAGTTGTGCGAGCAAATGCAGATGTTGTTGCAGACTGTAATAGTGTTAATACAGTCGGTGAAACAACAGCCCAGTTACCTGCACCACGACGTGTACGCTGTGCAATCAAGTTAGCAACACGGTTGATTTGAACTGCTAATGCAGCATGTTCATCACCAACGAATGTAGCAGTACCTGATACCGCTGCTTGGTCGTATGTTAGTGCGGCTGTACCAGCCAATGTTGAAAGTGATCCAAGAACTTCCTGGTCAATCTCAGCAGTAATCTCTTGTGCAAGAGCTGCCATGATTTCTGCTTCAACGTCAATGCCCTGTTGAGCTTGTGCGTCTTGTGCAGATTCGAAAGTCCATCTAGCACTTAGTTTTCTAGATTTGGCTTCAACTGTTTGTTTCAAGATTTGGATGCTTAGTCTGTTTCCTGCTTCACCTTCTAGTGATGCTGTAGATCCAGGCTTAGTTCCAGTTGCAGTATCGTTACCTGAGTAACCTTCTGCAATCTTGAATGGTGACAGTGCTTCTTCACCAGCAGTAACATTAGTTCCTGCAGATGGTGCAAAAGCGTCAGCATAACGCACACGTAATGTGTGAATTTGGCCGACTGGACCTGTCATTGGTTGAACACCAACAAGTTCATTAGCAATGACTGTTGGCATTACACGTCTGATTACTGGTAAAATGACGCGATTTAGTGTTGCAACGTTGCCGGCAGAAGTGGCGCCTGCTGTAGCACTCTCTGACAAATACTTACGGGTATTTTCGAGAGTTGCTGCCATAACAGAACGCTTGTTGCCTTGGAGCCCTTCAAGAAGAGCGTCTTTGGTTTCTGACCAGCGTGACTCTAATAGTTGTGACATTGTTTTTTCTCCTTAAACTTTTAGTCCCGCAAGCCTGCGGATGTCAAAAATCTCAGCAGTTTTATTCTCATTACCGCCGATCGGTGCCTGTGTTGTTTTATCGCCTGTTACTTCTTTGCCTTCAGTCAACGCTTTCTTTACTGGCACATTTCCTTCCATAACTGCAGGAATGTACTTGTCAAAGGCTGCGTGTAATTTATTGGTTTGCACGGATTCTAAAAGCTCGCTCATTACTTCGCGCTTGTCTCTAGAAAGTGGTGATAGCAATTCTGCCATTACTTCTTTTCTTTGAGATGCGTCTTGGATTTTTGCGATTTCAGTATCTTTGCTTTCAACTAGTTTCTCAACTTCAGCCGCTTTGGCTTCTGCTTCTTTAATTGCTTCTTCTTTCTGTTTTACAACTTTAAGAAGTTTAGCAGTTTCCGATTTTTCGTTAAGGTGGCTAGTTGCATATTCACTTGCAAAACTTTCAAAAATTCTGCGACCAAAATCATTACGTCTTGCTGCTTCAATATCCTCTTTCAATTGAGACATCTCAGATTTAATACCTTTCGATACTGTTTCTTCGATAATCTTTGCTGATTTAGAAATAAAGTCTTTCTTAACAGATTCAAATTTAGCCTTGCTATCTCTAACAAGTTTAACTTTGGTTTCTGCTAAGTCTTTCTTATCAACATGGAATTCTGCGATTTCTTTCGCCAGTTGATCCACAATAAAAGATTCAAGTTTAGCGACGTTGCCAGCAACTGCTTTACGGTCTTCACGAAGTTCTGCAAGTTCTTTCTTAAGATTATTAAGAACGAATGCTTCCATAGCCTTAGAATCTGATTTCATCTTCTTGGCATATTTGGCTCTTGCTTCAATAAGTCCTTGGCGGTCTTCAGCGAATTCAGAAAGCTCTGCTTGAATTCTATCTGCAAGCATTTTTTCTACTGCTTCAACCATTGCGGCTTTATCGTGTTCATACTTCTGTGCAAACTCTTCACGCAATTGCGTGCTGACTTGATCACGGTTTTCTTGAACGGTTTGTTCCCAAGCGGTTTCAATCTCCGACTTGACTTCTTCGGAAATCACATTGTTTTCAAATAACTGTTTTACAAATTCTAGCATTGTGATTCTCCTACGATTTGTTTAAACCTGAAATGATTTTTTTCAAGCTCTCTGCTATGTAACGCTGTGCCTGTTCGTCGCCTTTAACTTCTTGTGCTACTCTAAATGCCTGATAACCACCGTTACTATTCATAAGGTGTTCATAAACTGGTGTTGGATAGGCGCCTGGTGCACTTGGTTGTGCAACAACGTCAACGGTAATAATTTCAAATCCATTAACATTGCCTGATCCGTCTACTTCGCCTGATCCTCGACTAGAAACTCCTAATTTTACTCCCGACTCCAACATGGTCGAAACTAATTGACCCATTGGAGTTGGAAGCATTTTAAGTTTTCCGTAGCCGTTAGGACCGTCCATCCACATCTTTGTAATCATGTGGCTAACACGGTCGAGGTTGATACGTAAATCTTGAGGATGATCAACTTCACCTAGCACTGAATACCCCCCAGAAATCTGTTCGTTGAGCGTCTTGACAGCCCTATCAATTTCCTTAGAAGAATAAATGCGCTGGTTAGCGTTACGAATGTCACCCTGAATACAGATGCCACTCAAATGTAACGTTTTGCCTTCGCCTTCATCACGCTCTACGACGATTTTAGCCTGATCGAAGCTCAGATGTTCTTGTAGGTTAGTTTTCAACCTTAGTCTCCTCTATTATCTACGACCACGGAAAATTGATTGCTTGTTATCCGCTGATTCTTTGCTACCTGCTTTTTCAGCACCGTGTCCTTTTGTGCTGTCCATTTTAGTTGCATTCTTTGAACCAGGCGTGTTAACATTGCCCATGTTCTCTTCTTTAGGTGTAATATCTGCTAGTCCACCGTCATTTTTACCTGACTCTTCACCGCCTTTTGCGATGTTAGCAGCAGTTCCACCCATATCATTTTTTCCAGCAACTGGTGATTTTTTGTTGTCTGCAGATTCTGCGCCGCCTTTTGCTTCAGCACCGTGTCCACCAGCTACTTTTTCAACATACTCACGCATTGTTGCTAGTTCGTCAACTTCAGTAGATGCTTCAGGTGCAAATGCTTCTTCTTCACCTTCTTCGTCGCCCATTTCCATGTCGCCGTCTTCACCTTCTTCGTCGCCGCCCTTGATTTCATCGAATTTAGCCTGTAGCTCATCAACGATTGAATCTAGGTCTTGGAATAATTCTTCTGGTTCCTTTTCACCTTCTTCGTCATCGCCTGTGATGTCTGCTTCTAGATCGTCTGTAGCGTCTCCGCCCATAGCGTCCATTTCGCCTTCTTCGTCATCACCTTCTACGGCTACTTCTTCAAATTCTTCGTCAACTTGATCATCGTCTTTGTCTTCGTCTGATGCTTCGTCAACTTTGTCTTCTTCTGAATCTTCGTCTTTAGATGCTTCGTCTACTGACTCATCTTCATCTTTTTCAGATGCTTCTTCAACGTCTTCATCTTTTAACTCTTCTTCAATTAAACTTTCGTATACTTCACGTGATTTAGAAACCACGTATTCGTGGAAAAGCTCTTCGGCTTTTGCTTGATCATCATTTACCAAATGCTCTAGCATTTGTTCTAATGTTGTTTTATCGGCCATCTTATTCTCCTTTAATATTGATGTAAGGCTGTTTCATTATGTATTTACATAATTGTTATAAAATCAGGGTTAAATGGTAGTTTTTTGAGTCATTTGATCTTGATATATAGTTCCCTGGAAGGTTTTTTCGAAATCTTCGTAGGAAATATGCCTTAAATTGGCATATTGTGGACCTAATTTGTCTGGTATAAATGCTCCACTATCTATAACTCTATAGAATTTGGTGTGTACAAACTCCTTGATAACCTTTTCGGTCTGGCTTAACCAATTACCAAAAAAGGTAGCACTATCAGTGCTTTTTTTGTAATTGTGTGTGTCTGCATACACGTTATTAAACTTGCCTTTTTCTCCTTGGTAGTCAAATCCGTGTATGTAAATGTGTTTGTGTCCGTTAGTTGCTGCAAACCATAGTGCTGTAGGACCGCTTGACCAACCCTTGTGAGGGTTAAAAAAGTTAATTTTATCCTTGTTTTTAATGCCCTTGTTGGGATTGGTCCATACCGTTCCTTTCTGTGCATATCCACTATCGATTAATTCGTTGACCATTTTTACATCAACCGCAGTTAGATAGTGGGGATCAAATTCTCTATAT